GCTTGTCTGAGCTTTACGAATTATAATTCTATCATGATTTCCTAAAGTAACATCAGCATTTGGAAAAGCATCATACCATTTAGCAATCTTTTTAATTGCGTAGTCTAATTCTGTTCTACCACCTAAACCATCTGAATCTGTTTCATGGTAAGACGAATAATGGTTATCAATAATATCTCCTATAAAGATAACTCTATTACAATTGTGTTTAGTGTATTGCTCTTTACAAAATTCTAAATAACCATCCAAACAAAAAGGCTCATGTAAATCTCCTATAACTAAGATGTTTTCATTTGCCTTACTTCGATAATCTGTTATCATCTTGTATTCGGCTTCGTTTAATCTTGGTCTATATTCTTTCATTGTTTTTTTTATAAAAGTAACAATTATTTTTTTAAACTAATCAACCTCTTATATCCTACTTTAATTAAAGGATTGTTATTTTGTAAGTCATAACCTCCAGACAAATTAATTAAATGTCCTTTCTTATGTGCGAAGTCTAGCCCTAAATAGACTTGTGTAAACATAGGCTCAACAACAACCTCACTACCAAAATATAATTTATTTCTTTGCTCTAATTTCTCGACATAAACAGAATCTTTGATTAATAAAGTATCATGTATTGTAAAGTTCTTTAATTTATATTTAAAGTCTATTTGTGGTCTTGATTGTGAGTGAGCTGTTATAGTCGCGTTTAAAAGACTATCTTTTATATTATATAGATAAGTACTCCAAAACACAGAAGTATCACTTAAATCCATTCCTTTAGGCTTAAAAGATGTGTTTCTAATTACTTTAGTAGGTTGAATATTAGAATGTTTCTTTTCAATGTAGTTTATAATGGTATCACTTTTATAAATAGTATCTCTTGTGTGTATTGTTTTTATTACTTCTTTGGGTTTCTCGCAACCTCTTAAAGCTAAAATGATTGCTATTAAGATTATTAATCCTGTTATTATGTAGTTTTTCATGTTAAATAAGTGAGTTTATTATCTTTTTTTGTATAAAAAAAGGGAATTGATAAACTACCAACCCCCTTTTAAACTAAAAACTTAAACAACGATAATGAGTTGTAAATATACTATTTTATTATTAATTCAAAAGATTCTGGTAATAATTTATTTAATTTATTCATTGTTGACTTAGAGCTTGTAACATCTCTTAAACCATCTTTATTAATATCCTTTAATACTTTGCCAACTAAAATACAGCCTTTCGTATGGTAGTTGTAATTGCCATTATGTATTAAAATGTAACTTCTATTAGGCACATCTAACACATGAAAATGATTTTTATATTTAGTACTAGAACGTTTTACTACTTTATAATTACCCTCTGGAATACAGCTAACTATCTGTCTATTGTTTAGGTTAGGCAGTTCTAACGTCCAACAATTAAATATAATTTCGCTATTCTCATAAATTGTTAATAGCCCCTCAGTCTGTTTTTCTGAATAATTTAATCTATCTATTATTACTTTTATCATCTTTAAACATCTCCTCTACTAATCCTTTTCTACCTTTTAAAACAAATGTTTTAATATAAGTGAAAAGATTTATTTTTAAAATTACGTTTAAATTTTCAATTAACGACTTTAATTCTATACACATTAAAAGAAAAACACTTCCTTTTATAAATGGTATTTGAGGGAATGACTGCTGGCATCCCGAAGCAATTAGTAATATAAGAGGATACATCGTTAGTTTTGGTATTATACCGTTAGATAATATTCTACTTTGTACTTTTTTCCACCCATGTTTTTTTACTGTTTTCCATACTCCAGTTAAAGTGTCTGCAAAAATCAACAGCCCAACAAACATAAGACCACCAACTGTAGGTGCTAATAATGCTATTAAGAATGATACTATCTCTATTTTTGCTGTGTCTAGCATACTAATTATATTGTTAAATCTTTGTGGCATTATAAATCGTTTATTATTAATTCTTTTTGTATGTCATCCCAAATACGTTTATAATCGTCAACTGTTGGGTGTATGTTATCGGGCTGGAAGCTAATAGTTCCACAGTCGAAGTTTTTTCTATAAGTTGGTGCTAAATCTGTAAAAGCTTGTTTTGCTGCATTTACATTTTCTTTATAATCTCTTTGCCCTGCTATTAATGTATCTTGTATGTTGTATTGATAAATAGGTAAATTAGGCTTTGTTATAGCTACAATAGCATCATAAAAATCTTGCATATTAGATTGATAAACCAACGAAGCGGATTCCAAATAGCTATCTCCTTCACCTTGCCACCAAATCAAACCTGCGAACTCATAATCTTTATTTCTTGCATCCATCCAAGCTTTAGCTCCATTTATCGCTGTAACTAATCCATCATATAACTCTCCAACACTTGATATATTCCAATCTGGTCTAGTATCATCAAATTCTAAACGTGTAGAGCCTTGTGAGTATTTAACTAAATAAACATCATTTGTTGTTAAGTCAGCTATATCTTTCATATAACATTCAATCGAGCAGCCGTTTGTTCTGTTTGCTATTGGAAATTGATTATTATTACTAGGACTATATATCGGCTCAAAATCAGTACCTCCCCATATTCGTGAATTATGCTGGTAAATATCTTTATAACCAGATTGTAGATTAGTCATTTGACCTGTTTGACCGTTACCCCAACTTTGACCTGCTAATATGTATATTCTATTTTTTTGACTCATTTTAATAAGGGTTTTCGTTACAATCTCTATCCGCTGCAATCATTCCAGACGAAACAGCATCTATATTTCCTGTGCTATCAATAACACTCCAATTAGAGCCATCCCAAGTATCATTATCAAATAGATATTGATTTTCTACATCAACAACATCACTAGTAACTCTTGGACTTCCATCGTTATATAAATCTGTAGCCTCTTGACTTGTTACTATATCTGTAGTTAACGCAAATTGATTGATATATGTATTTGAAAACACCCCCGCGTAAGACCCCGCTCCCAACTCTGCGTCCGTTGCTATTGCTGTGTGTAGTGTTGTTGGAATCGTCGTTGATACACCACCGAATACAACTCCATTTTTATAAACCGTTACTACACCTTGATTATAAACTATTACTAAATCCATCCATTCGTCAGCTGTTATAGTGTTATTGCTTTTCCAATTACCACTAGTAGACGTACCGTCATCAGAAAACAATATATCTAACTTATTATCAGATAAATTAAACCTAACAATTAAAGAGCGATTATTCGTGCCTCCTTGCCAGTTAGAAAAAATCCAATCATTTTGTAGGTCTGCAATTCTCTTAACTACAAATCTCATTGAAAAGATTTTATTAGTTCCCTCAATATTTGGTGAGAAAGCATTGCCTAAATTTATAAGTCCAGAAGTACCATCAAAGTAATAAGAACAAAAAGTCTTATTAAAAGAGCCTCCACTTTTACCACTAAAAATACTATTTCTATAAGGAGTTATTATCATTTTCCTAACTTGTATAACATAACACTGCCTGTAGTTACTGTAACATCTGTAAAAATCTCTTTGTAAGGAGTTATTATTGCTCCAGCTGGGATTGTTTTACCCGACAAATTCATGTGGCTAAGAACATCTACGCCTGTATCTCCTTTAGATTTAGCCTCTTTTAATACTGTAAAAACAGCATCAGCTAAAACGTGTATCATATATACATCAGTACTTGTCTTAGCACTATCTAAAAACTCACAGCCATTTTCTCCGACTAATTTACTTAATTCATCCATTTTTAATAAAATATTATTCCCCCGTTTTGACTATTTTTCCCACAATAAAGAGGGTATTTAGTACTATCAGAGTCTTGTTGTTGTTTAATAAAATAATTAATTTCTTCTTTAAATCCTTCTGCTTTAATTATGTAATCATTTCTCATTCTATCATAATCACCGCCACTAGCCACATCACCAGTATCGCTAAGATTATTATACACTCCACCTTTAGCTATTTGATTTCTGATTTGTGGCAAACTCTCATAAGTCACATAATGAGCCAAAGCTGGTTTTATATAATCTTCTATCAAAGTATCATTATCACTTGTTAAAGTTGCTGTATTGTCTAATTGGTCTAAAATTTCATCATAAAAATCAACACCTAAAAAAGGTCTTATGTATTTACGCTGAGTGTTTAAAATATATTGCTCTAAATAAGCTACATCTAAATTACTGTTAACAATAGCTAACGCTTTTATCTCGCTTGTAGTTATAATTTTAGTCGTCGCTGCCATCTTCTAAATCTTCTTCTAATGGTTCATATCCTAATAAAGCTCTTTGTTCGTCAGTAGTTAACACTTCTTTTGGCTCTATCTTATCTTCAATTCCTACAGGAGCTACATTCATAACGCCTAACTCATAATCAAAACCAGCTATTTTAACTAAATCGTTAAACATTCTTAATAATGGCTTCTGAAATTGTGGTATAACTAAACCTTTCAAAGCAATGTTATACTCGTTTCTTATTTGTTGATTACTTCCTAATTGACCTGCTGTTTGTAGTCCACTTAACGAAGCAAACCATCTATGACCAGATATAATTGATTGAGTAGCTAACCTTTGTAATTCTTCAAATTGCCCCTCTCTAACGGTACTAAATTCAGTTATTTTTGTAGCTTGTGAAGGGTCATCTAAAAGCTGTATAAACATCTTATGATTATTTCCTTCATCAGTAAAAGAATCTTTAATCTTATCAACGTATTGTTGGTCGCTCATGTTATCTGGAGCTTTACCAAAAATATCTATAGCAGCACTAGGAAAAAATCCATTCTTAAACATATCTAAGTTGAACTGAACTATTTTATATTCAATGTCAGCCCATTTTAATACTTGTGTATGCTCTGGTAAACCGTAATAGTCATACTCTGGAGTATCGTTCTTTAGATGTACTAAAAATCTACTTTGAGTAGTTTCTAAACTACCATCCCAAAGCTCTATAGTTTCTACAGGATAATCTGAATTGTTGTAAGCTGAATCGTTCTTTATTTCTCTCCAATAGGCAGATATATAAGCCGTTTCCTCGCTTATTCTAACCTTACTAGCATCATGATAGTATAAGCTAGTAAATTCACTACCCTTAACAACTTCTACATAGGTGTTACCCGAATATATATAATCATAGCTATCTTTAGAAAATAACCAATGTAAGCTATTTCTATCAGAATTAACCTCGCTTAACCAATCTTTAAAGTTATCATCTAAATCACTATAAGATATAGCTTCTCCATCTTTGTAGTATAGGAAATCTTCTCCAGCCGTATAAGTGGCTTTAGATTGCAGTATAGCCCCATGTGTAGGGCTTCTTTTAGCTCTTAATGCTAAATCATTAATGTAAACATTATCAGAGCCTTTAAAGAAAGGATGCCATTTAGTCTGTTTCTGGCTCTTCGCTTCCTTTTCGTTTGTTGCTTGTGCGTCGCTTACCGCTAACGCTCTTATATTTTTTTGCTGTACTTTCCTCGACTTGTGTCGTGGTTTCCTCGCTTGTTGTGGTTTGCTCATGCTCTATAAAATTACAACCGTCTTTATATAATTGTTTAAGTTCCTTTTGTGTAAGTTCGCTCGTTAAATTAAAGCATCCTTTAATATAACAGTACTTCTTACCGTAACCACTCTTATTAATACTATACATATAAATTTTTTTAAGTTAAAGAGGGGATTTTAAACCCCCCTTATATATTATGAACCAAAGCTTACAGTTCCAGAGCTATTTGTTTCAATATCTCCAACGTATTCTCTAGCTATTTCTCCACTCTTACCAGTCATTGATATAGTGTAAGCGTTTTGACCTTGTAACTCAGCCTCTAAAGTAGTTGTAATGTTAGCTCTTAAAGCTGCATCACTTCCTAGTAATTCATCATAACCTACAACAAAAGCCTTATTATATGTTCCTGCACTTACAT